GGCCTTCACGCTCGGTGGCTACCCGGTCAACGATCTGATCTTCGGGCCGGATGCCTGGGCGCAGTTCACCGCGGACGCCGATGTCAAGGCGCTGCTCGACACGAACTATCGCGGCAGCACGTCCGACTGGCGCGCCCCGGTGATGAGCGCTGGCGAGCCCTTCGCCCTGGAAGGCATGATCGGCAACTCGGCGATCGGCTCGGGCGGCATGATGCGCCTGTGGACCTACTCCAACTTCTACGAACAGACGCTCGGCGGCGTCCGCGTCAACTACATCGACACGCACGACGTGGTCGGGGTCGGCAACCCGATGGGCGTCCAGGCGTTCGGCGCCATCATGGATGCCGACGCCGGCCTCGCGGCCATGCGTCTGTTCCCGAAGATGTGGAAGAACCCGGACCCGTCCGTGGTCTACACGATGACGCAGTCGGCGCCGCTCATGGTGCCGATGAACCCGAACAGCACCTTCCGTATCCGCGTCCGCTAACCCGGATACGGCGGCCGGCGAAACGGGGTGGGCGTAACTGCCCACCCCGGAGAGCCTGAGAAATCGACAGAGGAAAGGGAAACAGAGACCATGCCACTCTACATCAACAAGACGGGCGTGACCGTCGTTCGTGACGGACGTCGTCTGAAGGTGGCGCCGAGCGGGAACGCCTTCGAGTTCACCGCGGAGGAGGTCGCGGCGGTCCAGGCCGCGGGCGGCCAGATGATGCCGTTCGAAGCGGCCAAGGGGCCGCAAGTCATCGTCGCAGGCGCCGCGCCGGCTTCGAAGGCGGAAGCGACTTCCGCGAAGGCGAAGCGCAAGTCGAAGACGTCCGACGACGACGGCGAAGACGACGAGACGCTGTGATGTCGTTCGCGCAGTTGAAGCGGGAAGTCCGTCGAGCCGTCCACGATGCGTTCGCAGTGGATGCGACGTATCAGGACGCCTCGATGCTCTACCCGGTTCAACTGCGCGTCCGCTATCACAGCCGCGTGGCCAATCCTTTCGGTGATCTTGAAGGCGCCGGCTACGCCGAGATCATCGAGAACGCTGAGCGTGTTGTTTTCGATCTCGAAGAACTTGCAGCGAAGGCGATCACGCCGTGCAAGGGCGCGAAGATCACGCTCGTCGAGTATGGCTTCTGTGCCACGCTCAACACCCGCGACACGAAGACCGGCCCGGTCAACGAAGCGTGGACGATCACGCGATGACGGTCAGGATCGAGACGCGCGGCCTTGCGGAAGCGTCGCGCTACATGGACCTCGCGCCACGGGCCACGACGACGTCCGTCCGCATCGCGATCAATCAGGTCGCGCAGCGTTCGGGCATCAGGACGCTGCGTGAAGCCATGGAAGAAGAGGTGGCCTTCCCCAAGGGCTACCTCAACGATCAACGTCGCTTCGGAGTCACGCAGCTTGCGTCGGACGCCAACCTTGAAGCGAAAATCACTGCGCGAAGCCGTCCCACGAGCCTAGCACGTTTCGCCAGCGGCGCCGCCCCGGTTGGCGACCGGCGAAACAGCGCAGTCTCCGTCCGTGTCAATCCGGGCCGCCGCCGCGCGCTTTCGCAAGCCTTCCTGATTCGCCTACGGGCGGGCGAAGGGCCGGTCACGGACGACTCGTTCAACCTGGGCCTCGCCATCCGCCTGCGTCCAGGCGAGCGCATCTCGAACAAGACGCGCATGGTGCCGTTCGGCGGAGGTCTCTATCTGCTTTACGGACCGAGCGTCGATCAGGTATTCCGCGACGTCGCCGTGAACAACGCGGAGGAAGTGGCGGACCTTGTGGCCGCGGAGTTCTTCCGTCAACTCGACCTCCGACTGAGCGGGAGGGTCTGACATGGCCATAAGCCGCAAGCTCGATATCCTCATGGCGCTGACCGCGCACCTTGAGACGATCACCGTGCTCAACGGCTACGAGCACGACCTTACGGGTCGCGTGTTTCGCGGACATGCGGTGTGGGGCGATGAGATGTCGCTGCCGATGGTTTCGGTTCTTGAGGCGCCGCGTCCAGACGAGCGTGCTCGCCTCGGCGGACATGAGCGCGCGTTCCGATCCGAAGACTGGATGCTCATGGTGCAAGGGTGGGTGGAGGACGACAAAGCCAATCCAACCGACCCGGCGTATGCACTTCAAGCGGACGTCGAGAAGTGCCTCTCGCGACTGGTGGAGATCAACGAAGCCAATGGTCGCGCCGTCTACCCGGAATCGTATAGACTCGGAAACCGGGTTAGCGCGATCACCATTGGTCCCGGCGTGGTGAGCCCGGCACGTGAACGTGTTTCCGCGAAAGCCTTTTTCTACCTCCCTCTTGTTGTGACGATCGGGACCAGTTCGGTCTCGCCCTTCGCAACCTGACGACCACCTCGGCAACCATAGGAGAGATCAGCCGATGCCGACCTTCACCAACAACCTGACCCTCGGCCGCGGGACGCTCCTGTTCGGCCGCTTCGCCAACGGGACGCTCGTCCACAAGGGGATGAAGTATTTCGGCAACACGCCCGCCGTGAGCCTCAACGTCACCGAGGAGACGTTGGAGCACTTCGGTTCGGACTCCGGCCTGAAGATCAAGGATCGCGTCGTCACGCTGACGCAGGAGATCGCCGGCACCTTCCAGACCGACAACATCAGCCGCTCGAACCTCGAACTGTTCTTCGCGGCGGACGAGACGACGGTCAGCCAGACCTCCGTGACCAACGCGGTCGAGACCTTCGCGGGCGTCGAAACCGACGTCTACATCCAACTCGGCGTGACCGCGGCGCGGCCGCAGGGCCACCGCGGCATCACGACGGTCGATGCCGTGACGGAGGGATCGACCACGCTCGTCGCTGGCACCGACTACGAAGTCGATCTGGTGAATGGCCGCATCTGGCTCCCCGATTCCAGCACGCTTTTCGATCCGGGCGACACGCTGGTCGTGCAATACGACGTCCCGGCGCTCGACTACCAGCGCATCGCGGACCTCAACGAGACGGTCTACGGCCGGCTGGAATACATCTCGGATAACCCGGTCGGCTCGAACTTCAACTACCTCTGGCCCTACGTCAAGCTCACGGCGGACGGCGACCTCGCGCTGAAGGGCGACGAGTGGCAGGTGATGAACTTCTCGTTCGAGGTGCTGCAACTCAACTCGACGACGCCGCGCCAGATCATCATCCCGCGCTGAAGCGCCGGATGACCGAAGCCGTCCAGCGGAGACCGCCGGCTCCGCTGGACGCGTGCATGAAGCAAGTCGAAGGGAACAGAAGCATGTCGCTGAAGAAGTATCGGCCGCGAGTGGAGACGATCCTCGCAGGCGAAGAGACCGTCGCGCTGCGCGGGCTCAACGTGAACGATGTCTCGATCCTGCTCGACGCGCATCGGCCCATGATCGAGCAGATGGTCGGCCTGATGAACGACATGGAGCAGGGCACGTCGCTCGAATCCCGTGTCGATCGGCTTATCGTCGAGAGCATCCAACGCGCCCCTGATCTCGTGGCGGGCATCATCTGTCTGGCCGCAGATGAACCGGACGCCGCCGATCAGGCGAAGTCACTTCCGTTCGCCGTGCAGGTCGAAGCGCTGGTCCACGTGTTCACCCTGACCTTTCAGGAGACCGGCGGCCTGGGAAACTTCTTGGCGGTGCTTCGAAGGGTGCTGGACGGGGCAAAGGCCCTGAAGCCGCTTCAGGCACCGCCGATCCACAACTGACCGTGACGCAGCAGGTTTCCGCGTTCTACGTGAACCTACGATCGGACGTTAGCCTGCTCTTGGCGCATGGTCATCAAAGCGCTACCTCCTACGTCGTGGGTGGCGTATGGAACGAAGCTAGGCTCGTGCGTCGGAGGGTGAAAGCGGCTCTCGCAGACCAAGCCACGATGATGCACACGGTCATCGTGGCTGCGCTGGCTGGTCCGAAGAACCTTCAAGCGCTCTTGAAGGAGTTGGATGAAGATGGCGATTGAGCGTCGGGATATCGAGCTTGCGATCCGTGGCAAGGATCAATCCTCCGCCACGTTCCAGCAGGTTCGCAAGTCGATCAACGACCTCACGAAAGCCATCGAGGAGCAGGCCGCAGGCATCCGCTCGGGCGAAACCGCGCTCGACGATCTCCGCAACACTTACAAGCAGCTTGAGGATGCCGCGAAGGCACTTGGCCGGCAGCAAGGTCTGGTGGACTCGCTGCGTCGCCAGACGGAAGGGCTTGCCAAGTTCGAAGAGCGTGCGCAGGCGGCGCGCCTAAAGGCGGACGAGTTCGCCAAGAGCCTCGAAGGCAAGACTCAAATCTCCGCACGAGCGGAAGCGCGACAGGCGCGCCTCAATGCGACGGCAGAGCGCAGCGCGGCTACGCTGGAAAAGCAACGCGCGTCCATCGAGCGCACGAAGCAAGCGCTCGAACAGGCGGGCATCGAGACCGGCGATTTTGACGCCGCCTCGAAGCGACTTCTCGGTAGCGCGCAGCAGATCGGCTCGGCGTTCACGGCGCTCAACACTGTCATGTCCGGCTATTCGCGTGAAGTGCGCGCCGGTAAGGAGGCGGAGCGGCAAGCCGCGGCCGAGACCAATGCAGCGTTGCAGCGCCGTCAAGAGGCGCTGAAAGCGTTCAACGAAGCCACCAAGGAGCGCGTGAGGCTTCGGCAAGCCGTCCTGGCGGCGGAGACGGCCGCGGCGCGAGAAGACCAGAACGCCGCGCAGGCGACTCAGAAGCAGACGGCCGCGCTGCTGGATCAGGCGAAAGCCGTAGACACTCTTCTGAGTTCCTATGGTCGGCTGAGCCGGGCCAACGTCGATGTCGCACGCATTCAGGGCCGCGGAGGCGCCGAACGCGCCGTCCGCGATGTCGTGTCGCCCGCATCCGGGCTCACCAATCTTCCGCAGATCGCGTCGGCCGCCAATGCGCAGGCACAGGCTGTGCAAGACAGTCTCGGCAAGCCGGTGCTCAACTACCTCGCGCTCTTGCAAGACCTCGAACGCTCGCTGAAGAACATCCAAGGCGTCGCTCGACAGGTGGACGGGTATCAGGCGCAACGTGCTGCCGTGACGGCGACGCTGGCCAGCTATCAACAGGCACGGACGAACCTCAAGGCGCTCAACGACGAACTGAAGCGCAATCCGACGCCAGAGAACGCCGCAGCGGTTCGCGCTGCCCTTCCGGCATACGAGCGCGCCAAGGCCGCGTTCCAAGAGCAGCTTCAGACCCTCCGCGCAATGCGTGAGGAGTTGAAGCAAGCCGGCGTCTCCACGCGCGATTTTGCAGCCACGCAGCGCGCGCTCGTGGAACTGACGCAGCGAACGAATCAGTCGATCAAAGACCTCAATCGCAACTTCGACGAGTTTGGCGGCACGCGCCGTGAAGGCGCGGCGGGCCTGCTCGGACTTCGTCCGTTCGAGATTCAGAACCTCGCGTTCCAGATCAACGACTTCTTCACGCAGCTTGCAAGCGGCGCATCTGCCACGCAGGCGTTCGCGCAACAGGTCGGTCAGGTCGCGCAGATTCAGCCGATCTGGACTCGCATCGTGGGGTTCGCGCCGCTATTCGCTTCGCTGGCGGTCTCGATCGGGTTGACGACCGCCGCCCTTGCTCGGCTCTACCAGACCGCGTCTTCGGATCGCGGCTTCGCTGCGAATCTTCAACTCCTGGCAGGCGATGAGACTTCGGCCGGACTTACGCGCCTCGCTGAGCGCATGACGCGCATCGCACGTCGCGCCGAAGAGCTTGGCTTCGCCTTCGAAGATGCGCGCAAAGCAGCCCTGGCACTGACCCGTGACGGGATTGCGCCGGACGCACTCGAACAGGCGACACTCGCTGCGGCCCGACTTTCGCGTGTGCTCGGGATCGACTTCGCGGAAGCAACGCGGCTGGTCTCCCGTCTCCTTCGCGAAGGACGTGACGGGCTCCGCGCGTTCGAAGAGGCAGGCGTCGGCTTCACGGAGTCACAGCGCCGCACCATCCTCGAAGCGCAGGGACTCAGCAACGCCTTCGAGCGCCAGCAGCAAGTGCTCAGCGTCATCACTGAGCGTTTGCGCGAGGCGGACCGCACAGCGCTGTCACCGTTCACGCAGGTCGCGATCGCCGCCGGCAACGCGTGGCGCGGGTTCCTCGACGAGCTTGGTCGCACTACCGTCTTCCAAGTGTTGAAGGCCGCGATCGACGGCGTCGCGAGCGGGCTCCTCAACATGCGGACGGTCGGCACGATCGTCGCCAGAGCGTTGACCGCGGCATTCTCGCCAGTGTCCAACCTCTTCGATGGCATCCGGCGCATACTCAACTCGCTCGGCGTAGCCGTCGATCAAGGCCCGCCGATCGGACCAACGTCCACGGGGACCGGAGCGCCGGCAGACGGGCAAGCGCCGGTTCGTCCAGGCCAGACGCCGGGTCAGCGTCGAGCACGCGAAGCGGTCCTTCAGCAAGAGCTTGAGTTCGATCGGGACAACCGCAACCTCTCGATCGCGCAGCGTGTCGCCGCCGCACGGCAAGCGGCCATAACGCGGTTCCAAGAGCAGTTTCCGGAAGCAGTCGAAGACGACTTTCGGCGCATCGGCGACATCGCGGAAGTGGAAATCCGCAAGCGCATTCAAGAAGAACTTGAGCGCGGCTCGCGTGAAGGTGCCGCAGCGGCGCGCCGGGATTTCCAAGCGATCTCGCAAGACCTTCAGAACACCATCAGGATACGCGATGAGAGCATTCGCGCCATCCAAGAGGAAGTCGCTTCCGGGGCGCTGACTCCTGCGCAGGCGATCGAACGAGTCAGGGCCGCCGCAGATCAGGCACGGCCGGCGATCCAACGTCTTCGCGAAGAGGCGCAACGGTTCCTCGATCAAGGCCGTGGTCGAGATGCGGTCCGCGACGCTGCGATCCAGCAGGTGATTTCCAGTGCCGACCGGCAACTCGCCGGGACCGGTGCGCGAGCCGGCACGAACGCGATCTTGCAGGGTGCGCAGCAAGACATTCAACGGCAATTCCAAGAGCGTGCGAACTTCATCCAGACGCAGAACGCGCTCGAACAACAAGGCGTGCAGACGCGCTTCGAATCCGAGCAGCGCATCCTCGCACTCTATGGCCAGACGCGCGAAGCCTTGCAGGCGAACATCAACGCCTATGAAGAGGCGAGCCGGGCTGCACGGCAGAACGGCGACATCACGGAAGCCGCTGCCGCCGCGAACGCTGCGCAGATCGAGTTGTGGCGTGTGCAGCTTGAGCGCATCAACCCCGAGTGGGCGCGCATCAAGCAGGGCATCGAGAACACGATCGGCACTGCCGGCGTCAACTTCTTCGACAGCGTTGCTCAAGCCCTCGGTGACGTCATAGCGGGCGTGACCACGCTCGCCGACGCGTGGGAAAAGGCGGGTGAAGCCGCCTTGAAGTTTTTCGCGGATGTGCTGAAGGGCATCGCTCAGGTCATTCTTCAAGAGCAAGTCCTGCAAGCCGTTAGGTTCGCCACGAAAGCGATATCTGCCAGCTTGGTTCACTCGGGCGGCGTTGTCGGGTCTCTCGGCGGACAGACGCGCAAGGTCAATCCTGCCGTCTTCGCTGGCGCGCCGCGTATGCACAGCGGCGGCATCGTAGGAGGTCTCAAGTCGGACGAGCGCGCTCGCATCCTTCAGACCGGCGAAGAAGTTCTGTCGCGCGATGATCCGCGAAACCTGCTCAACCGCAACAAGGGGGCCAGCGGACCCGCCGATAGTGGCGCCATGATCCGCAACGTCTTGGCGGTCGGCGACGACGAGATCGCGAACGCCATGAACGGGTCGGCCGGTGAGCGCGTCGTGCTCAACATCCTTCAGCGTAACGCCCCGTCCGTTCGCTCGATGGTTCGGGGCTGACGCCGATGCCGGTCGAGAACCTTCCGCACTGGACGATCCTGCCAAACTGGCGCACGCCGGTCATGGAACGCCTGGAATGCCTTACGGTGGTCCTGGGGAGCCCGTCAGGGGCCGAGCAGCGCTACGCCGCCCGGTGGTCGCCCCGGCGCATGTTCGAGCCGCTGGTGACGCCCATAGGCCCTGTGCGGACCCTGTTCGATATGGCGGTCGGATCGGTAGGGGCATCCCCTTGGTATCTGCCGCTCTGGCATGACGTGCAGATCACAACTGAAACGCTAGGCATCGGCGACACGACTTTGAACTGCGAGACGCTTCACCGGGAGTTCAAGGCCGGCGGGTTCGTGATGTTGTGGGCGGATGAGTTTCGCAGCGAGGTCTTGGAAGTCGCTTCCGTGTCGAGCAGCGCGCTGGCGTTCGTGGCCGGCCCGGTTGCAAGCTGGCCCGCAGGGACGAAGCTCTTCCCCGCGGTCAAGGCGCGACTGACCGACATGCCGGAAATGAGCCGAAGGGGTCCGATCGCCATCGAGAACTCGCTGCGGTTCATGGTCGAAACCGAGAACGACTTCGTCGATCCCGACGTGACTCTGCCGTTTCCGACCTATGCAGGCTTTCTCGTGCTCACCACGCACCCGGACGAGAGCCAGGACATCACGCATGGTCGCATTCGTATGCTCGAAGAGCTTGACAGTGAGACGGGATTGTCGCGCCGGTATGACAGCGCCGGTCTCGACTTCACACTTCAGCGCCACCACTGGCTAAACCTCGGGCGCCAGGAGCACGCCGAGCTTCGCACGTTGTTCTACACGCTCGATGGGCGTCGCAACCTCATGTGGGTTCCGACGTTCGCCAACGACCTCGAAGTGGTGGACGCGGCACTTGCAGGCGACACGAACATCAAGGTCCGTCTGTGCGGCTTCACTGCGTTTGGCGGACCGCGTTTCAGCCGAGATCGCATCTGGATCAAGCTCCGCGACGGGACGGACCTCTATCGCGAAATCACCGGGTCGTCCCTGACCGGAAGCGACAAGGAGACGATCCAACTGGACGCGGCGCTTGGCGTTGCTTTCGGTCCTGAAGATGTGGCGCGCGTCAGTTTCATGGCGTTGTGCCGCCTGGACAGCGACACGATGGAGATCGAGCACTACACCAATACGGACGGAGCGGCGCGTGTAGCGCTTACCTTTCGCTCGGCGCCAAACACCCGCACTGGCGGGACGTGGGACGTCCCTGCACTGCCGAACGCTACACCGAACGATCTTGAATGTGGCGCGGTCGGCTGCACGTCGTCTTCGTATCCAATCACGATGGACAACCGATACGTCATGCTTAACGCCGGAACGGACGGCGGCCTCGGCCTACCGGCGAACTCGTCCGAAGGCGCATACATCATGTCGCAAACTGAGATCGAGGACTCTGCGACGCCTCCGGAAAACTTCACATACGTCACTACGGTTCCCGCAGCCGGTGAGATCACGATTGTCGCGACACGAGTCGGCCCGACGAGCCCAAGCACATACTACCCGTTCATCACGAAAGGGACGCCTGATCTGGTGCCAAACGGGCATCCACTGATCGCGGACTCTGTCATCCGCTGCCGTCTCAACATCTCACACACCGGGTCCGCCAACTACATTGTAAGGTTCCAACTTTTCGATATCGATGGGTCGCTGCCTTCAACCACCATCGAAGACGCGTTCACCGGGGCTTACAACTACGACCTCTTTACGACGACAACGGTTCGAACATCATCTGACCTTTTCGAGATCGTGTGGGATGGCGTCTCGATGAACCTCTGGGCCAACGGAGTCGATCAAGGCCCCTACACCAATGGGAGCTTGATATCTTCCACGTTCGTAGCCGGTGTATACAATTTCGGCGCCACCTATCCGTGCATTCACTACGGCGTCTTGCCCGTGGACTATCCGAGCTTCGACGTGTCCACAGGGTCGTTGGAGGTGACTGTTGAGATCACCGATCTCGAATATGCCTATACGTGCCCGTAGGAGCTACAAACGATGGTCGGATTCAACGTCCAAGAGATCGCCAACTACCTTGGCCGCGCGACGTTCCTTGCGATGTTCAAACGCGGCGGGCAGGTGTGGACCTACACAAGCGCGGATCGCGACGTGAGCCTGAATGGCCGCATCTACAAAGCCGTCGCGATGAAGGTCGGTCCTGTGAACCAGGGCGATGACGTGCAGTCGGACGAAGTCACGATCGAGATGCCAGCCGATACGCCGCTAGTGTCCTGGCACATTCTGGTGCCGCCCACCGAAGAGGTCATTGTTCAAGTCGCGCGGTATCACCGGAACGGAGACGACGCCGTTGTGCGGTTCTCTGGTCGAGTGGATCGCGTCAAACGCGTGTCCCCGCTGAAGGCCGAGGTCAAGTGCAAGACCTTGCTCGCTTCGTTCATGCGTGGCGGTGCGCGCCTCACATGGCAGCGTGAGTGCGGGCACGCGCTCTATGGTCCTGGCTGCGGAGTCAACAAGGCGCTGCACGCCGTGGCAGGAACCATCGCCACGCTCAACTCTTCGGCCATAACCGCCGCCGCGCTTGCTTCGTTGGCAGATGGCCGCTTCAACGGAGGGTTCATCGAGTGGGATTTCCAGCCCGCTATGCGCGCACGACGGGCTATCACGT